TCGCGCACATACGCCCAGTACGCATGCAAGCTCTCCGGCGCGATCAGGTCGAAGGTCATATTGCATTCGCCAGTTGCGGCGGCAGGTGGTGCTTGACGCTTTTCCAGACCCCGGTCGCCTTCGATCGCGCAATGGCCGTATTCAATTGCCCGACCAGGTTATCCATCTCGCCGCCGCCCATCTTCGCTGCATCGGCGTGCGAGGCGCGCAGTGCAAACTGCGTCGTATAGCTCACCAGTTGGTGCGCGTTCACATCGTCGGTGGAAAACGTTCCGTCGTCGTTCTCGCGCTTGAGCATCTCCCACATCTGCACTTCCCGCGCCCGATCGGCGGCGACCCGCTGCATGTTGGCGCGCTTCCACAGGGCTTCGTCGAGGTCGATCTGCGCGGCCTCATCGGGCTCGACCGACAATCTGTCGATCAACAGTTCGTTGCGCCGCCACTCGAAGGACAGCAGCGCGAGCTGCTCGAGCATCACGCACTGTTCCCTGACCGATTGCCAGTACTTTGCAGCCCTGGTCGGGAAGTGGAGATCGTTGAGGACGCTGATCCGTGCCTCGGTCTCCGTCCGGAAAATCTGGTTGGTCGCATAGGCCTTCGCCAACTGCGGATTGATGGCCAGCAGGTTCGACCAGACGTCGGGGGAGAGCAGTTCGCTGGAGACGGGGACGGGCAGGTTCATCCCGAACACCTCTCTACTGTGTCCAGGCGCGTTCCGCCGTTGTCGCGGCCGGCGATGGCAAGCGCCCCCGATCCGCTCGTCCCACAACCACTATGCTGATAACGGGCCGTCGCCAGATTGCCGCGGGTGGTCCATGCCGTGCCATTGAACGCATACGAAGTTGCGAACGCACTGCCACTGTAACCGCCGAACATCAGTGCAGCTGTTCTTGTGCCGCAAGCGCCTGGCGGTCCTTGTGTCGCAACCGTCAGACTGGCAATGGCCGACCATGCTGAACCGTTATAGGACTCGGCAGTCGCCACCGCAACAGTGCCGTCATAGCCACCAAGGGCGAGCGCCGCAGCATTGCTCGCGCCACAGCCAGACATCACCCTGCGCGATGCCGTCAATGCGCCACCCGCAGACCATGCTGATCCGTTATAACTCTCGGTCGTACTTAATCGGTTTGCTCCATCAGACGTACCACCGGCAATTAACGCTGATGATGGCGATCCGGCATTGGCTTGCTGGAAGCGGGCAGTCGAGATCCCTGAAGCGTCGGCTGCCCAGGTAGAACCATTGAATGCCGAAGTCGTGGCCAATCCCGATGAGCCGGTCGTTGTGCCAGCTATCGCCAATGCTGACGACACAGATCCGACCAGACCATGCGAGTAACGCGCAGAAGGCATGTTGCCTGAACTAGACCATGTCGATCCATTATAAATTGACGAATCCTGGTAATTGCCGACATTCTCGCCGCCACAATAGAGGGCATTGTTCGCCACTCCACATGCCGCAGTGGCCCCTTTGATGACACCTGTTGCAGTGCCGGACGACCAGGTGCCCGGTAGCCACAGGGCTATCGTTCCATACGCCAGCAATGGTTGCTGTGCCCTCATGTCAGTCCGACCCCGGATATCAGCCAGCCGGTGCTACTCACCTTCAGCGCGGTCGCCATCCCGTTCTGCGCCAGCGCCCTCGTTCCCGTCGTGGTCGTATTGACCAGCGTCATGGTGTCGGTCGTGATCGCGATCGACAGTACCTGCGAGGTCTGGTTGACAAAGGTGAACGAGGTGCCGATCGGATACGGCACGTTGGCATTGCTGTCGATGGTGAAGGTCCGCGCATTGGCATCGGCCGCCGGATGCAGCAGGTGCTTGTTGGCATCGGCAAGGACGGTCGTATACGCCGCCGACTGGCTGTTCTGCGGGATCGAGCCGCCGAGATAGCGCCACGTGCTCGAGCTTGTCGGCAGCACGTTGAGGTTGAAGCCCAGCGACAGGTACAGCGCGTTGGCATACAGCACCACATCGTTCAACTGATACTGCGTCGCGCTCGAGTACACATCGCGAAAGCGCATGGCATCGGTCGGCGTCGCCACCGTCACCCCGCCCTGCAGCACGATATCGTCGAGATAGAACCCGATGGCGGTGCTGCCGCCGGTCACCGTGTAGCGCACCGCAGTCGTGGTCAGGCCGAAAGCACCGAAGGCAGAGGTCGGAATGCCGATCGACTGGTAGCTCGCGACATTGGTCTGGTCAAAACCATACGCCCCGTGCTTGAAGGTCACCGGCGCACCGACCGCCTGCGTCCCGTTGTACCACTGGATCACAACTGACTTTGCACTCGGCCACGAGGCCTTGTTGCGAATATAGAAACTCAGGAAATTCCGCGTCGACAGGTCGAACGCGGAGCCATTGGACAGGTTGACGTAGGCTCCTGCCGCCGCTGCCGTGAACTCGATGTCCTTGGTCCCGGCGTGCGGATTGGAGGTCGAACTCGCTACCACCGTACCGCCGGAGACCGACGAGGTCCACTCCGTATTCTCAAGATAGACGCTGGTCGTCGTCACCCCGATGGTCGTCGCGTTGGCGGCGACCGTCACCGCCGTCAGCCGCAACTGCGAGAGCGGATCGATCGAGGCCTCGGCCGGCGTTGCCGCCGCCGTACCCGCTACCGCCACTGCCGTATTCGAGGTCGTGAGCGCGATAACGTCGATGCGCGGATTGGTCACGTCCGCCGTGGTCAGCGTGACCGTGGTTTCCGGGCTGGCATAGGTCGCGCCGCCGATCACATACGACGCCGCACTCACCACGAACTGCAGCCCCGACACATAGCGCACCGCGCCACCAGAAAGCAGCGCGCTGCCATAGGACTGTCCCGGCGCACCCTGTGGCCCGGTCGGCCCCGGCGCCCCGACTACCTCGATGATCGTCGAGGTACTTGCCCCACCACCACCACCAGATCGCAACATGTCAATTGCCTTCCATGATTTGCCAGTAAGTCCCATCGCTCACGCAGAGCGCCCATTTTCCGGCCGTCGGTGGCAGGATCGCCGTCCCCGCCGCGCCGCCGGTCAGCGGCACTACGTTTGCGCTCGACGAGGTCACGTTCTGCGCACTGATCGAGCGGATCACCAACTCCCGGCCCTTGTTGGTTACCGCGTCGGGCAGCGTATAGACCGTGGCCCCGGCGTTGTTCTCGATCATGTAGAAGTCGTCGGGCAGCACCGTGTAAGGCGTCGCCGTCTGCACCGATACCTTGCGGTTGATCCAGCCAGCCTTGCCCGCCGTCGAACCCAGCGTGCGCTCAAGAGCTGAGATACGCTCGACATTCAATCGGAACTGATACCACAGCGCCCGATACAGCAACTGGTCCCACTCAGTGACCTCCGCTGTCAGGTCAGGCAGGTTGACTTCTTCCGGCTTCACCGCTCACCTGCTGGCGTGAAGGTCGGCACAATATCGATAATCTCGATACGTTCCCTGGAGTCGATCCGGAACGAAAAGTAATTCTGTGTGCTGCCGGTCATCGTCGTATTCGGATTCGCCCCCAGCGTATCGAAGCGAAACTCGGAATTCAGGTAAGCCCCGCCGAGAGTGACTCCGGTGCCGGGGGTCTTGCTGCCATACACCGTCAGTTCCATATTCGGCGGCACCGTCGGTGGCGTCGCCGGCCGCGTAGTCAAGATCGGATTCACCCGCGACAGGGCCTGCATCTTGTTCGGCCTTCCAAACCAGCCGGTGATCAGAAAGCTATTGCTGGGTGTGACCGCCGTGGTGTTGCGGTTACGGGGTACGCCTTGCACGATGCGCAGCGTCGACAGATCGGTATGGTTGACCGACTCGGCCACCGTCGCCACCCCCGCAGTGATACCAGTTACCGTCCATGTCGTGAAGAATTCGCCGTTGGTCTGACAGGGAATCGGCTGCGAGGTCTGCTGGATGCTCTGCACCCCCCAGCGGTCGAACTTGTAGCTCCAGGTCACGGTCATGATGTAGCCCATGAACCATACCGCCTTGCCGCCGTGATGATGGCCGAGTTGCAGCGGGGTGGTGCCATCAAACAGGCCGGCTGTACCCCGTATCCATTCCCAGATGCCAGTGGTGATCGACCGTGGGACGGTGCCGTCGTAGATATAGATGTCACGCCAGCCGACGAACACCAGCGCGTGGTCGATATTGACCACTGACCGATGGCCGACGCAGCCGATCTTGTCGCTGATCCGCTCGAAGTCCCAGATAGGCGAATTCGGGCCGGCACCGACATAGCGCCCCCGATACATCGAGGTGCCCTTGAAAACGATGATGCCGTCCTTGAACGGGCGCACTGCGGTGATTGCCCCCGGTGTATCGACAAACTGCGCGTAACTGCTCTGCGTCACCTGCGGGTTCACCCGCCAGTCGGTGTGATCGCCGATCGCCGACCAGGCCAGGATGTCACTCGCTCCGGTCACTGTCGACCAGTTGCCGACATCACCGATGAACACGAAATTTGCCGCCACGCAACAGGTATTGCCCTGCGGTGCTGCAGTAAAACTTCCGAGGTCAGAGAATAGGGTACCCGCCGTCAGATCCAGTGCATTGCGTTTCTGCGACGGCGCTGACTTGTTAGTGGCGACGATCACATCGCCGAAAGCGCAGACGTCGAAAGAGCCATAGGCATCCTCACTGCGCTGGAAAGGGGCGGCGCCGATCGCATAGCCACCGCCTTTGGAGACATCGATGAAGCCATTGGTGTAGTCGTAGACATTCAGTTTCTTATTGGTGCCGACGATGACGATACCGCCCGGTTGCGATTGCCAGCGGCTGGCAAAGCAGACATTCGGCCACACCTCGCCCGCCGACAGCGTATAGGTATGCGCAGTGTGGTTTTGCTCGCCGACCGCCGTGGCATAGCCCTTGGTCGAGGGCTGCATCTCACTGAGGGTAATCAGGTATCCCGGCGTGTTGGGATCGAGATCGGGGCGGAAGTCAAGCATCCCACCTCCGCAGTCGTCCCGTCCGCGTGCTCTCCTGGGTCTGGCACTGCAGTCCCCGGAACAGATCCTTCTCCTGCTGGTCGAGCATCGCCGCCCAGCCCATCGTATCCTGACTCGTAGGCATGAATTGCCCGACGAGCAGTTTCTTGGCCCGCGTGCGGATCAGTTCCTCGGCCTCGGTCGTCCACGCATTCGACGATGCGGAACCGGTGGTCAGTGCCGGCTCGGTGTACAGGTAATACTGGGTCAGCGTATAGGCCGCATCCGGGGTCGGATACAACCGGAACTGCTTCGCATAATTGGCAAAGCATCCCGGTTGCCCACGGTACGTGTTGTTCACATA